CTTATATTCCGTGCGTATAACCAGGAAACTACATTAGATAAAACTGGTATTGAATGGTACTATTTTTCGCCATACTCAATTACATCCGGCGTCAATGAAAATTTCTTACCGGGAATTTCATATGGAGATACTATAACAGTAAGTGATGTTAAAAAAATTGTACCTGGCAAAACGTTTAAACCGAAAACAATTTCACCATTACAACCATTCGAAGGTGATTTACTGTTTGAAGGCCGTTGGGGAAACAGTATTCGATTAGGCAGCACAGTGCCAGATTCAGATCGTTATACACTACAAGCTCCGTGGATTGGCGTTGATATTGGTGATCCAATCATTGTAATATCAAATAACCGAGAAAATTTAAAGAACAAACATCTAGTTACTGAAAATATAAAAAACGATGGTGCATCATTATATTTAACAAGCACCCAAAAAATTCCAGATTTAGAATTTGGTAGCAAACAAAAGAAAAATCCTTTAAGATGTTATTATCCTAATGAATCTAATTTTGTAAATTCTCAATTTATTGGTACTGCAGATCGTGTTATATTAAAAGCTAAAACTGATATTGCAGTTATAGATTCTCCAAAAGCTATCGTGTTAAACACCGCCGGTGAAATAAAATTAGGCAGTGATAATGCTACAGAATCAATGGTACATGGTGATGTTTTAATGCAACTTCTGCAAAAAATTTTAAATCAATTAAATACGCCAATACAATGTGGAACAATGGCTGGCACATTTATAGATAAATCTAACACAATTTCAGCGCAAAATTTAATGCAGCAACTATTAAGCTCTAAATATTTCATGAAAAAAAATACATATTAAGGATAACTAATGAGTGCAATTGTACCACCTTTAGATTTTATACCAAAGTTACCATCAAAAGCAGTAACTGAAACAATAAAAAAAGTTGATCAACAAACTGATGCATTGATGCAAACAGTTAGTAAAACTATATCTGACTCTGTAAAACTGCCACTGAATGTCAAATGTGATGATCCTAGAATAAAAAAGCTTAAACAACAATTAAGCCAAATACAAGAACAAATTACACAGTTACAGGAATCAATTCCTAAAATACAAAATACTATTACCACGGTTAAACAAATTGTCAATGTATCTTTAGCAGTAAAATCAGCAATTACTGCGGCACAATTAGCAAATCCAGTTACTGCTGCTTTATTTGTTGCACAGCAATTAATGGCAATTCAAGATGCTACTATTGTTAACGCATTAGATTCACTTAAACAATTTGAACAAGTACCAACTACAATATCATCAAAAATACAAACTCTTGTTCCACCAATATTATCTGCATTACAACGAGTACAAAACACGTGCGGAGACGACACAGATGCAATATCAATATCATCAGACCTATTAGGCAATGCTGATTATAATAGTTTGGTAGATACTGATTTTTATAACGATGATAATGTTAATGCAGGTGATTTAGAAGATCGGTCTGACTTAATACAAGAAATACTACAACAACAACGAGATTTATATAAATCATTGCAAGAAGCACCTAGTATAGTGTATCAAGGAACCGGAGCACCAGATTCAAAAATAGGAAAGCCAGGTGATTATTATGTCGATACAGAAACACAAACTGTGTATGGCCCAAAGACATCATATACCGCTTGGATTTAATTACATTTTATACATGTTTATATTTATTAATAAATAATATCATATGGATAGTAAAACACTAATACAAGCACTAAAACGGGTAGTACGAGAAGAAGTACGCTCGGTTATTCAACAAGAATTAACAGAAATTCTTCGTGAAGGTTTACAATCGACTATTACCGAAATGCATCGTCCTGCGAAAACACATACAAAACCAGTACATAGTAAACCTGCCGCACCGGTAAAAAAGAAACCAATGTTTGAAGATAATCGTTGGGCATCGGTATTAAATGAAACAGACTCACTGACAGAGCAACAACCTTTGGCTATGAATAGTTTTAAGGATATGATGAATGAAAGTTTTGATGAAATTCGAATGACATCTGCAGATGCTGCTGGGTTTGGTACAATGCGTCAAAACATGAAAGAATCTATGGGCTTGGCTCCTGCTGCTCCAAAAGTAATGGAAGATCCAGAAACTGGAAAAGTATATGAAGTTGACCCAACTGTTGCTGCAGCATTAACCAGAGATTATTCAGGCCTGATGAAAGCAATTAACAAGAAAAAAGGTATGTAATGTCATATAAAATTGAAACGGTAACAAACAATCTGGATACAAATCTGATTGGGTTGGGTATAAAATTACCTTTCAATGGACCTGGTGTTTTTTCTCTAAATTACGATAATAACTCTCAAGCAACATCCAATTTAAAAAATTTGTTATTAACCAGAAAAGGCGAACGTTACGAACAAGTCAGATTTGGTACAGATTTATTAAATATATTGTTTGAACCAATGACTGATAATACAGAAAATAATATTGTTAGCACTATACGAGACGCTGTTTCATATTGGTTACCGTATATAACATTAGATGCTGTAGATGTAGATTTTAATCAAAATGATGCTATCTTAAATCATACAGTAAAAGTTTCAATTACATATTCTGTTAGTGAGATTGAAACAAATACAATTGTTATTTTTGCAAACGAAGATGGCGTAATACGGATTGAATAAACATGAAAAAAGAAATATCATACTTAGGAAAAGATTTTGGTCAATTTAGAAAAAACTTGATTGATTTTACTAAACAGTATTTTCCAGATACATATACAGATTTCAACGAATCATCTCCAGGCATGATTTTTATTGAAATGGCATCCTACGTGGGAGATGTATTATCATATTATGCAGATTCCAATTTAAAAGAATCGTTACTAGAACAAGCATCTGAACGATCTAATATATTTGACTTAGCAAAATCTTTAGGATACACACCTAAGAATGCAATACCTGCATATGTTACGTTGGATGTGTTTCAATTACTCCCAGCAATAGGAATCGGTGTTAATGTTGCCCCAGATTACACTTATGCATTATCAATTAAGCCTGGAATGCAAGTTAAACAATCAGAAGGTTCTGCTGAGTTTCGTACATTGGATTCGGTCGATTTTGCTTATTCGTCGTCTTCGGATCCAACTGATGTTACGGTTTATGAATCTAATGACTCTACTAATTTACCAGTATACTACTTGTTAAAGAAAACAATTAAAGCAGTTAGTGGAACTGTTAAAACCGGCCGATACACATTTAATTCGCCAATACCATATGATAAAGTAGTATTACCAGACACCAATATTATTGAAATTGTGTCAGTTGAAGAATCTGATGGTGATAATTGGCATGAAGTACCATACTTAGCACAAGATACAATATTTGAATCAGTTCCAAATTTATTGGAGAACGACCCAGATTTATCAGCATATCGATCATCTGCTCCTAGTTTGTTAAAAATGAAACGAACTGCTAAAAGATTTATAACTAGATTACGCAGTGATAACAAATTAGAATTACAATTTGGCTCCGGAATTTCAGATGATAATGATGAAGAAATTATACCAAATCCAACCAATGTAGGTAATGGATTATCCACTATACGTAGAGGTGTTGATATTGATATTGACCCTTCAAATTTCTTATACACTCGAACATATGGACAAGCACCGGCTAATACCACTTTAACTGTAACATATGTAATCGGAAATGGAATTGAAGATAATGTCCCTGCCAATAAACTTTCCTCGGTAAAATTTATTGAATATAATGACGATGTTAATTCATTAGCATCAGCTCCAATGATGAATTTTGTAAAAAGTTCAATTGCCATAAATAATCCAGCACCAGCCGCCGGCGCTAAAACTGCAGAGACGTTGCAGGATATTAAAAATAATGCATTGGCAAGCTTTGCATCGCAAAATCGAGCTGTAACTAGAGAAGATTATATTATACGTGCATACTCATTGCCAGCAAAATACGGTAGTGTGTCAAAAGCATACATTGTCCCAGATGATCAAATAACACAACAATCCTTTGAAACATCTAGGATACCAAATCCATTTGCATTGAACATGTATGTGTTGGGATATGATCAATCTAAGCAATTAATAAAATTGAATGACGCAATTAAAGAGAATTTAAAAACTTATCTGAATTTTTATAGAATACTTACAGATGCAATAAATATCAAAGATGCATTTATTATTAATATTGGATTAGATTTTGAAATTTCAGTTCTTACAAATTATAATAGTAACGATGTATTATTGCGTTGTGTTGCCGAATTAAAATCTTATTTTGATACTGATAAATGGCAAATAAATCAACCAATTGTTAAATCAGACATTTCTACTACGTTAGCTAACGTAAAAGGTGTACAGTCCGTTATTGGTGTACAATTTAAAAATTTATATGATTCATTGCAAAACTATTCTGGTAATGTATATGATTTAAATACTGCTAGTAGAAATGGTGTTATCTATCCATCGTTAGATCCTAGTATATTCGAAGTTAAATTTCCAAATCAAGATATACGAGGTCGTGTAGTAAACTATTAAGGATAATTCATGTTTAAAATATTTTATGCTGAAAAAGATGCAACATTATATGAACAGACTCCAACCTATAACTACGGGTTAGATGAAATACTAGAAATTGGTAAACAATTAGATACCGAAGGTTCAACTTATTTGAAATCTAGATCGGTAGTAAAATTTGATATGGCTGAAATTTCAGCATCATTATCAAAGTATGGAAAAACTGTTAATGATTGTAAATTCATGTTGCAGTTGTATACATCCCATGCAAAAAATTTATCTTCAGAATATGATGTATTTGCAAAATTAGTTGCCCAGAATTGGATTAATGGTACTGGTGCGTTAAGCGGTGTAACTATCGATGGAGCTTCATGGACAGGACCGTTATCAGGTAGCTCATGGATCTCGAGTAGCCAAAATGTACAAATTGGTACTAGCACATTGTATACATCTGGTAGTAGTACTGGAGGTGGTGCTTGGATGTTTCAATCAGCATCTGCCAGTTCGTCATTAGGCCTAATAACATCAGAATCATTTTCATATCGAACCACTGATATTAACATGGATGTTACAAATGCGGTAAAAATATGGATTAGTGGCAGCGGAGGCGCGTCTATACCAAATTATGGATTTTTACTACAATTTTCGGATGCATATGAAGCTTCGGGATCGTTAGCCGGCTATATTAGATATTTCAGTCGAGAAACACATACTATATATGTGCCTAGATTAACTATGTACTGGGATAACAGCACTTTTACAAC